ACATCAACATCAAAGCCGCTGACGGCACAACCTACAAAATGCTTGTATCTACATAAAGGAAAAAACAATGGCGCTTCTCAAATCTGTCGATACTGATTTCGGCATTCCGGCGACCTACTGGAACATAGGGGCCGTACAAGAGGACTTCAAAGGCAAGGGTACGGAAGTTACCTTCTACGGCTACGCATCGAAAGAGGCGCGGGATGCCGGTAAGCAACCCCTGTCTGCCGGTAAGGTTCAAATCGCCGGAACGGACTACGTCGCTGGTGCTGATCGTGCTGCGCTGTATGCAATCATCAAGCAGCGTCCTGAGTTTGAAGGCGCGACTGATATCTAAGGAATCATCATGGCCCAGACTGGCTATACCCCAATATCCCTGTATTACACCACCACGGCAGCGGCAACGCCGACTACCGGCAACCTGAACAATGGTGAACTTGCCATCAACATTACGGATGGGAAGCTGTACTACAAGGACAACACCGGCACGGTAAAGCTGCTGGCGAGTAATGCCGCGACGACGAACGTGGCATCTTTCCAGACCTCATTGGGGGGATTGACGCCAAGCACCGCTACGACTGGCGTAGTGACGCTTGCTGGCACCCTCAATACGTCATCAGGGGGGACTGGGCTTTCTTCCTATACTGCGGGCGATCTTAACTATTACGCAACGGGAACAACGTTTACCAAGTTGGCGATCGGCGCGGCAAATGCGGTTCTGACATCGTCTGGAACGGCTCCGCAATGGACGACAAGCACCGGAACAGGCAATAACGTACTTGCTACTAGTCCAACGTTAGTAACCCCAATTCTTGGTACGCCTACCTCAGTAACGCTTACCAATGCTACGGGACTTCCGTTGACCACAGGTGTTACCGGAACGCTTCCGGTGGCTAATGGCGGCACTAACAGCACCACTGCTGCCGGTGCGCGTACTTCTCTCAGTGCTGCGGCATCTGGCGCAAACTCCGACATTACCTCTCTCTCGGGGCTTACGACTGCCCTATCTGTGCTTCAAGGAGGTACGGGGGTAACAACTAGCACGGGGTCGGGAAGTAACGTACTTTCCACTAGCCCTACGCTTGTAACTCCCATTCTTGGAACGCCCACTTCGGCAACTCTTACCAATGCCACCGGACTTCCGTTGACCACGGGGGTGACCGGGACGTTGCCTGTTGCCAATGGTGGCACTGGAGTAACGACTAGCACCGGATCTGGCAGTAATGTTCTATCGACCAGCCCAACACTTGTAACACCTGTTCTTGGGACTCCCACCTCAGTCACGCTGACGAATGCTACCGGGCTTCCATTAACGACTGGAGTCACAGGAACATTGCCGATCGCCAATGGCGGCACAGGCGTCACCTCTGCCGGGGCATCAGGTAATGTTCTGGCATCTGATGGTACGAATTGGGTATCGACGGCAAACTATGCAAAGCTGAACGCATCACAGACATTCACTGCCGGTCAACAAGGCGCAGTCACGGCATTGACTGATGCAGCATCTGTTGCAGTCAACTTGGCCTTGAGCAATAACTTCTCCCTGTTGACCACATCCGGTGTTGGTGCAACTCGAGCGTTGGCAAATCCAACTAATGCAGTTGCAGGACAAAGCGGCGTTATTACGGTAACGCAAGACGCTACGGGAAGCCGCGCTCTTACATATGGCGCCAACTACAAGTTTGCCGGTGGTACGGCCCCTGTACTGACTACCACTGCAAACGCTGTCGATATGCTTACCTATTACGTCATCTCCTCTACTAGCATCCTGATCTCTGCTGTGAAGGACATCAAGTAATGCTAGTACCGGGCGCTCTTAATGCAACGTTGCTATCTTCCGGTGGCCCCAGAGTTGTGGTCTTTTTGACATCTGGGACTTCATGGACTGTCCCAACCAATTACGCTTCAACTGTATCGATTGAATGTATTGGTGGTGGTGGCGGCGTTGGGGTAAGTAGTGGTTTTTCTCTTGGCGGTGGCGGTGGCGGTGCTTATTCAGCAATTACAAGTTTATCTCTTACTCCCGGCGCATCAATAACATATGCGATTGGCGCGGGTGGAACTGCTGGTGGATTCAATGCTGATGGCGGTACTGGGGGCGATACTTGGTTTAATGGGGCATCTTTAGCGGCCTCATCTGTTGGAGCAAAAGGTGGCGGTGGTGGCGGTCGTCCGACAGGTGGAACTGGGGGCGCCGCCGCTTCTGGGATTGGTACTGTCAAATACTCAGGCGGTAATGGCGGCGCTGGTTATGATGTAAGCGGTAATAGCGGCCCCGGTGGTGGGGGTGGCGCAGCAAGTTTGCATGGCAATGGCGGTGTTGGAGGTACTAGAGTTGGCATTGCCGCTATTAGAGGTGCTGGTGGTGGCGGTGCTGGTGGTGGGTCTACTGGCGGTGGTGGAACATCCGCAGTTGGTGGTGCTGGCGGCAATAATCATTTAGGTAGCGGCGGCGCTTCTGGGGGAACAAGTTCTGCTGCGGCTGGAACAGCCGCAAATGGCGGCGGTGGCGGCGGCGGTTATAACGGAACAACTTTTCCCGGCAGTGCTGGAAGTATGTACGTTGATTATGTGCAAACTTCTAATGGCGCAACAGCCGGTGCAGCAGGCGGTTCTGGGGGAAATGGGCAAAGTGGCGTATCAATATCTGGCAGTGATGGTATTGCTGGCGCTTTATATGGTGGTGGTGCAGGTGGTTCGGCTTTAGCCACATCAGGTGCGGGTAGGCTTGGTGCCGCTGGTGGTCAAGGCATCATTGTTATAACTTATCAAACCACTTAATCATGGGCCAAATAGAAACCGATATCGCTCTTGTTGACTCAAAGATCAACGCTCACATTGATGTGTGCGAGGTTCGCTACAAGAGCATTGAGCAAGAAATGCGCGGCGTGAATGCTCGATTGAAGCGGATAGAGCAAATCCTGATTGGCGTTGCTGGTGCGTTGATCATGCTGCTTATCCACATGGTGGTGAAATGAATTGGCAAGACGTTCTTAAAGCCGTTGTTCCAATTGTAGTAGCGGCGCTGGCTTGGCTTTTAGGTCAGGTGGGAGAGTTTTCCACCCGCCTTACCAAGATTGAAGGTTCTATGCCGGCATTGATTACGCCTTCCGGCGTGCCTACTGACTCGCCTATTTCTGCTGATGCAAGGCATAAGCTGAAAGAAGAGTTATATAAAGACATTCACGATCTTCAGGTGCGCGTCAAACTGATGGAAGAAAGGCAGAAAAAGTAATGTTTACCCTACTCACCACGGTTGTATCGTTCCTATCAGGCGGTGTTCCTAAACTGCTTGAGTTCTTCCAAGATCGCGCAGACAAGAAACATGAACTTGCCCTAGCCCAGATGCAGATTGAGCGCGAATTGACGCTCAAGAAGGCCAATCTGGAGTCTGAGGAAAGGATTGCCCACATCCAGACTGAGCAAGTACAGATGACTACCGCAGTAACTGAACGTGAAGCCCTTTACGCGCACGATATAGCGATCGGCCAAGGGGCTAGTCAGTGGGTTGTGAATGCTCGAGCAATGGTGCGTCCAGCCATAACCTATGGATTGTTCTTTCTGTTCGCTTTTGTTGAGATTTTTGGCTTCTGCTACGCTTGGAAGATAGGCGTTTCATTTGAGATTGCCCTTGATAAACTGTGGGACAACGAAACCCAGATTATTTGGGCTTCCGTAGTGAGTTTTCATTTTGGCACTAGGGCTTTCGGCAATAAATGAAGGTCAGCAAGAAGGCTATTGAGATGATTCGCCACCATGAGGGGGTGAGATTCAAGCCTTATCAAGATGCTATTGGCCTTTGGACGGTAGGAGTTGGGCATCTGATTGGGGATGGCAAGTCTCTACCGCCCGAATGGAACAAGACGTTTACGCTAAAGGAAGTTGATGAGATTCTTGCAAAAGACTTGGCGCGTTTTGAGGCAGGGGTCGCTCGATTTTGTCCTGCTGGTCTTACTCAGCCTCGCTTTGATGCGCTCGTATCTATTTCCTTTAATTTTGGGTTAGGCACATTGCAGCGCAGCAGTATCCGAATGAAGCATAACCGGGGTGATTTCGATGGCGCTGCTGATTCTTTCTTACTTTATACCAAGGCCGGGGGGAAAATTCTCAGGGGACTGGTAAATCGAAGGAATGATGAGCGGGCAATGTACTTATCCTGATGTTTTTAATGATAAAAGAGGGTTAAAATGGTAGATAAATTGCTTCAAAGCGTTATCAAATAGGAGGCAGTTGTGACTACCGCCGCCGTAATGACGTATGACTCGCTGGTAACAGATATTCAGCAATATCTGGAGCGCAGTGACGACCAGACGCTTGCCCAAATCCCTCGATTCATCATGCTTGCGGAGCAGGTTATTGCCTCGCAGATCAAGTTTCTTGGGAACCTGACGGTCAACACCAGCAACATGGTTACCGGCCAGCCGATCATCGACAAACCTGCTCGGTGGCACAAAACCGTTTCCATGAACGTCACGGTAAATGGACAAAAAAACCCTGTTTTTCTCAGGAAGTATGAATACCTGAGAGAGTACGCGCCAGACCCTACTGCTACCGGCGTCCCTGAGTTTTATGCGGACTATGACTACACCCACTGGCTGGTGGCCCCTAGCCCTGCTGCGGCTTATGATTTTGAGGTGTTGTACTACGAACGGGTGCAGCCCTTGGATTCGTCCAACCAGACCAACTGGTTCACGATCTACGCCCCTCAAGCCTTGCTCTATGGCTCCCTGTTGCAAGCCATGCCTTACCTCAAGAATGATGACCGTATGGCGATGTGGCAGCAGCAGTTTGATCTGATCATCAATACGTTGAAGACTGAAGATGTCATTCGCAACGCCGATCGACAATCTAATGTGGTGGATTCCTAATTATGAGTTACAACTCGCCATTCACGGGACAAGTGATCCAGCCGACTGATGTTTCGTATCGGTCGATCACGCTTACCGCCAATACACAACTTAACTGGCCCATCAATGGAAACGCCACGGATGATTACGCGGCGCGGATCATGGATGTATCGGCGTCTGCCGCCAGTCTCGAGTTGTGGATGCCGCCAGCGAATCAGACATCTGTTGGTCAGGATGCGCTGATCCGCAACACCGGGAGCAACACGTTCACGGTCAAAGATTATGCCGGAACCAACACAATTATCACTATTTCGGCTGGGCAATCAAAGTACATTTACATTACAGCAAACCCCGATACGCAAGGCACTTGGGGGAATATCGCTTTTGGCACAGGGACATCCTCCGCTGATGCTGCGACGCTTGCCGGGTACGGGCTTTATGCTTCCGGTACAACGCTGAACCAATCTTCGCCTATCACCTCCACCGCCGTGAGTTATACGATGGTGAATGCTGATCGAGCCAAGCTATTCCTGTGGACTGGCGGGGCCGGCACGTTTACCCTGCCTGTTGCTTCTGTGGTGGGGGATAACTGGTTCGTTCAGGTGCGCAATGGCGGGACTGGAACGCTGACAGTTGCTGGGCAAGGGTCTGACACGTTCAACGGCTCGGCTTCGGTTACCCTGCAACCTTCCGACTCTTGTCTTATCGCTTGTTCTGGGACTGGGTTTTACTCGGTTGGTCTGGGAAAGAACACGCAATTCAACTTCAGTCAGTTGGTCAAGACGGTATCGTCTGGAACCTATACGTTGACTTCTTCTGAGGCGTCCAATACCGTTCAGAAGTACGTCAGTTCTGGAAATTTGGCAGGGAACGTAACGATTATTGTTCCTCCCACAATCCAGATTTACTACATCCAGAACGCCACCACTACCGCATCCAGCTACACGGTAACGATTAGTACTGGCGTTGCGGGTGGTGCTAATGCAATTATTGCGTCAAACCAGCAATCGACGCTGCTTTGCGATGGAACGAACCTTGTAAACGCCAACACGCTTGTGTCTGGTAATGCCTCCTACAGCCTGACGGATGGCTCTGCGGCAGCGCCTTCCTTGTATTTTGGAACGGAAACCAACACAGGTGTTTTCCGGGCGGGAGCAGGGCAATGGGATGTATCCATTCTTGGTACTCAAAGACTTGCGGTGACCGCTTCTGGCGTCTCTGTGACTGGGAGTGGCACTTTTAGTGCTGGGGTATCTGGCGGGACGTTCTAATGACCAAAAAGATCTTCTCTATCGATACCAAGGCCGGCATTCAAAGAGACGGCACCATCTTGGATAACAATTTCTATCAAGATGGTGAATGGGTTCGATTCCAGCGGGGACGGCCCCGGAAGATTCTTGGCTATCGGGAGATGACCAACTTTCTGAGTGGTTATTCTCGAGGTATTTACGTTCAGTCATCAAACGGCTACAACAGCATCTTCAACGGCTACAACAACGGACTACAGCGGTTTATCTGCGACAACAATGGTATCGGTGCAGGTATCACTGATTATTCGTTTGGCGGGCCTGTATTGACCGTTGGAACGCTTGTAGGCGGCTCCCTGTACACCAACGGGACTTACACAGCGGTATCCCTTACTGGTGGGTCTGGAACGGGCATAAAGGCCACTGTAGTGGTTTCCGGGGCTGCTGTTACGTCTGTGACCATCACCACTCAAGGCAACGGATATCTGGTTGGCGATACCTTGAGCGCGACTGCCGCCACTATCGGCGGGACAGGTTCAGGGTTCAGCATCAAGGTTGCAACTGTAAACAGTCAGTTTACAGCCTCTGATTTCAACCTTTGGCAGTTTGACGGGTATTACGATACGACGGGTTCTAACAATGACCTGTTGCTTGCGCATCCCGGCCAGAACCTTTCTGCCATCGACTCAACGACTGCGACTACCGTCCTTGCCGGATCGCCTAGCGGTACGATCATGTATCCGTTGAGAGACAGTCAAGGCACTTCACCGACGAACGACTACATCTCTGTAGCGGGCGGGGTTGTTGTGCTGCACCCCTACATCTTCGTCTATGGGGATAATGGGCTGATCAAGAACTGCAAGGCGGGCAATGCGTTCGATTGGAACAGCAGCGACTCAAACGAGGTGAATGTATCGTCGCAGAAGATCGTCAAGGGGCTTCCGGTTCGCGGTGGTTCCAATGCGCCTTCTGGTCTGTTCTGGGCATTGGATTCGCTGATCCGGGTCAGCTATGCACCATATAGCGTGAGTGATGGCGCAACCACCCAACAGTTCTATTGGCGTTACGACATTATCGGAAACTCATCGATTCTTTCAAGCCAGAGCGTGATTGAATACGATGGCATCTATTACTGGATTGGGGTCGATCGCTTCCTGCTGTACAACGGCGTGATCAAGGAACTGCCCAACAACATGAACCAGAACTACTTCTTTGACAATTTGAATTACGCTCAAAGGCAGAAGGTCTGGGCAACCAAGGTGAATCGCTTTGGGGAGATTTGGTGGTTCTATCCGAGAGGATCTTCTACCGAATGCAATGACGCCATCATCTACAACGTGCGCGAAGGCATATGGTACGACGCCGGTCAGGCTGTAGGGGCTAACCGTACTGCCGGATACTTCTCGCAGGTATTCCACTACCCCGTAATGGCCGGCTCTGCTTTGAGCGTTGCCGAAACCGTCCTGACGCAGAACATCACTACGACCAACACCAGTGCGGTGATCGTGACCGCAATCAGCAATCGGATTGCATTGAATGAGGTGGTGACCGCCACGGGAGTGCCTACGGGGGCTTATATCATTGCAATCGCTCCCGGCACTGCGGGTAACTATAACGTGACCTTATCCGCTGTATGTACTGCTTCTGCGACAGTATCTGCCACTTTTGCTACGCAAGCGAACCGGGTAAGTCTTTGGCAGCATGAAACCGGCACCGATCAGATTCAGGGGCAGAACGAAACCGCTATCCTCAGTTCGTTTGAGACTAGTGATCTTGGCCTTGTTGCCGGTGGGCCATCTGTTCCTGCGCCTGTTGGTGATAACTACTGGCTGCACCTCGAGCGGGTTGAGCCTGATTTCATTCAATCGGGCGAGATGGAGTTATACGTCACCGGGAAACCATTTGCTCAATCTGATGACAAGACCACTGGGCCTTATGTGTTTAGCCCCACTACTGGAAAGATTGACCTGAGAGAGCAGCGTCGAGAATTGCGGTTGAAGTTCGTAAGTAACGTGCAAGGTGGAAATTACCAGCTAGGCGTTACTCTCCTGAACGCGAATATTGGCGATGTGAGGCCGTACTAATGGCGCAGCTTGCACTGGTCTATGACCCAAGGATGCACACGTTTGAATCATGGTCTGCCCTCATGTGCGAGGCTTATGCTGCCCAACAGCTTCAGATTGGCGTGTCGGAAGAAGATTGGAAAGACTGGGCAGTTGGTCTGAAGGGGATCGACGTATTCCAAAATGAAGGCATTCCCGGCCCGTATGTGTTTGATGATTGGCAGGATTGGGCGATTGCCCTTGTGAATGCTGTTAATCCAAATAATTGAGGAAATAGTATGGCGGGAGCAGCAGCAGCCGCAGCAGCGGCAAATAGACCGGCGGCAGGAGCAGCGCCATCGGCGGCGCGTGCAGCGGCAAATGCTGCTGGTGTAGGCGGTGGAGCAGCGGCAGCAGCGGCGCGTGCAGCAGCGGCACAAACGCCAGCGCAAGCGGCTGCACAAAACATGCCCTCTGCTGCACAAGCCGCAAAGGATGCTGCGCTTGCGGCAAATCCATATCTGGCGCAGAGACAAGCGGCAACCCATTCTGGTTGGGTAGATGCTTCTAGCATAAATCTTCCTTCTGGCACTGCGTATGGCGGGTCATGGGGGGGAAACTTAAACTTCCATAGTTGGGGTGTTGCTGATTTTTTGAGTTCCCTGTCAATGGATCTTGGTATTACCGATCCAAGCATTTTTAATAATGCTCTTCAAGCGTACATGAATGCTACTGGTACATCTGGCAATGATATGCAGTGGTGGGGAAACGAAGCAGCAAAAGCTGTAATCACGCAAGGTCTTGGTTATCTTGACCCCGCGAAGTATGGAAATCTCTGGAATGATTATGTTTGGCATCCAGAATGGTTTCCTAATGCTGGCCCTGGGTATGCTTCAGCAATCTCTGACTATGAGCAGCAGATTTCCGCTAATGTTGGGATGGCGGCGCAATACCACCCATCAGGCGGCATTTTTCAAGATCTGCTGCCCGTCCTCGCTATTGCCGGTGCTGCATTCGGCGGCGTAGGACTTCTGGGTCTACTTGCTGATGGCGCTGTAGCGGGGATATCTGCTGCTGATGCCCTCATTGCTGCTGGTGG